GGTGAAGCACCAATGGTCTCAATGTCAGAACAGGTCCAACCCCAGATTCTCGCCACAAGATTTGCTCGATGCTTGAGTACAGAGAAACGAACAAAAGGTCGAGGACCAGTTATTCCAACCGTTGCACAACGAACGCTTGCACGGCCAGCAGCTGACGTCTGATTGGTTACTGAAGTGGAGACCATCGTACGATCAATGTAGTTGTTGCCACTATCAGCATTGAGCCGAAGACCCATGATCGAACCTGACGCATAGCCCGATACACGCGCGTAACCTTCAACTATGTTGACGCCATAGGGGAATGTGAGGGTGAGAGTCGCAGCAGCTGAGCCAAGAATGGCCTCGCCCATCCAGTCCATCTCTTCAAATGGAATTCCCATCTGAGGATCACGCATCCCCCTTGACCCACCATAGAACAGTGCTCTCATGAATGGAGTATCCCACTAATGTGAAGATTGACCTGGGACGCTACTGACGCCAAGGCTGAGATGAAATCACCATCGTTCAGCTTGGTTCCTTCTGGATCAATCCAGACGGTTTGAGCAGGACCAATTGGTATCCCATCAAGGAACTTGTTCGTGACGCCTGCTGATCCCCCAGAGGGAACGAAGTGCAATGTCAGGGTCCTTTCCGATGTATCGTCGTTACACACCCATATCGAAGTAAGCTCCAGCACCATATCCCCTGGCACCGTGTACTGTGTCACCGCCGAAGCGGTGAGCTGGTTTTGAGAGCACTTGATGTGTTGAGGCGGTACAATCCAGCCATTTTCTAACGTGTATCGGATCGAACGACCCTTGGTCAGGGTGAGCTTCTTGACCTCCGCCACTGTGGTGCCATCGGTGTGCTGGAATGTGAGGACGATGTCCGAACTGCGGTTCCTGACGCTGCCGCCGAGGATTCGGCGGAAAACCGCTGAAGCTGGTGCAGTTACAAGATCAGTAGTTGCCGCTCCAGTGATCGCCAGGTTTCTACGACCGGGAACGAACTCAGCATCCGCGGGCTGCGCCGGATCGTAGTCTGTGTAGAAAAATTGTGAGTGCAGATCGCACGCCGACGGAGTGACCAGCTGTAGCTTATCGCCAGTCGAGGTCAGATGCATAGGCTAGGTTGCCCTGAAGAAACCTGCCGCTGCGATCTGCGCCACGATGTCAGAACCATCCGGCGTGACCGGAAAATCGTGCTGAGTCATCGGTTCCACGTTCGCATCCGTACCCGCTGCGGTATCGCTGTCGAATGCGGTAACGAAATCGCCCCAGGCATCTCCCGCCGCGATAGCTGTGAATGTCTGGTCCGGGATATCCAGGTCCACCCGGTCGTTCACATCGTCCGGCGAGAAGGCGACAATGTCCGCATCGGTCAGCGTCTTGCGGCCATAGCCTCCATTGGTGACCTCGTTGGTTGTGCCAGACACCAAGTCGGTGATCGTGTCCTTGCGCTTGAGAACGGTGTCCGTTTCGACACCTGCGACCGCGAGGATGAGAATGATGATCGCAGAAGCGGCCGGATCATTGATGTCCACCCGGCGATACAGTTCTGCTACACGCCCCTTGGCGACGTTGAATACAAAGTCAGCCATGTTTCCTCCCCATGCGCTTCTTTCGATACTCTGCGAAGCTGAAGCGACGATGCTGTGCAGCATCCAGCTCGCATTCGTACCCACTCACCCGGCGATACCCCGCTGGATTGCCCAGGTCAGGAGACTTGGCCCCCTTATGTACCGTTTCGACATGCTGCATTCCACGCGTCGTTTTTGTCTGCTCACCGGAGGCGTTCTTGATGAAAAAATTCGCGTCCTGCAGCTGCTTCCCGCAGTGGCAGCAGTAGTAACCCGGGCCACGCAGAATTTTGTAATTGAGATCCTCAGGTTTGCACTTGAGCGTGATCTTCCCTTGAGCGAAGGTGAGGAACCCTTCCCGCCGTCCCGCCTCCACCAATCCCTCAGAAAAGTTCTGAGCCTCGTGATTACCGGTATGCCGAATCTCGAAGTGATCAATCTGGGGGGGATTCAGCACTACCCCTTCATCACGTTCAGGGTCCTTCAGCCCCAGTGGATTGGCGTCTGATACCCGCTTCAAATCACTTACGTTGTAGTCCGGCTTCCATCCCGCGGGGAACCGGTAATGGCGTTTGAGTTCCATCTGACTCTCCTTAGAAGAGCCGGCGCGCGCGACATTGTGACCAGATGGGAACGCGCGCCGGCTACGCGGCCTGTTCGCTAGCGCTTCGGCCGACGTTCCAATCGAGTCGGTGCATCCTCTTCGCTCTCGGGCGGCCAGAACGCCACGTGCTGGAACTGGCTGCCGTCTTCTGGATCGTCGGCGCCGGGCTCCTTGGTGAAGAACTGAACGCGATCGAGGCGGAAATGCTCTTGGGCCCACTTCGGAATCTTGCCAACGGCGCCTTGAATGACGGACGAGCCCGGCGTGAATACGTCCAGGTTGACGAAGTTCGACGGGCGGCCTTCGGTGAGATCGACGTAAGCGATGGTGGCCGGGCGTACGCGCGGATAGAGCCAGAGCTCAGCTGTCAGCTGGTCCACGTTGAGGTCCGGGTTGTCGCGAGCATCGCGCTGCTCGTCCAGGGCCTTCTGCATCATCCCGGGGTCATTGAGAGCGAATCGCATCTTCATTACGTCCTCGGGCGTCTTGTCGGCGTCCTCGGGCTTCATACCAGACAGGAGGGCGAGTCGGACCAGGACTTTTGCTCCTGCAGCTACGACACGTGCCATGGTGATCTACTCCTTCAATTGATGGTAGGGGTGATCGCTACTTGCCTTTCCTGGCCTTCTTGACGAGATCGTCCTTGCGATCCTCGGACGTGTACTCGATGCCCCTGCGGCTGAGATTTTCCTGCAGCTCGGGCACGGTCATCTCCTCGAAGTCGTCCTTCGAGGCGCCGCCAGTCTTCCTGCCGGATCCCTTGTCGGCCGGGCCGTGCGTCTCCTCGTTGTACTCGTGCTTGTTCATGCGCACGCCGCCGACGGTCACGGTCTCGCACGTTCCATCTGCACCTCTGAGCTGATCAGAGGATGGTCCTGGTTGCTGTTTCGGGTCTGCCATGATTCGATTCCTTGTAGAAGAGTGAAAGGCGCCGCTGAGGTAGCCGACGCCTTGTCTATTTCATCTCGGAGGTTATCCGAGTAGCAGGCCCGTGTGCCGCGGCTGAACGACCTTGACACCCCAGGCGATTGCGACCTCGTACTTGATCTGCCTGTACTGGCGGTACAGAGAGACCTCGAACGTGAGGCCGGTGAGTGGGTCCTGCACGAACGTCCGGTCATCGGCCATGTCCCCGCCCTCGGGCAGCGCCGGCGCGCGCGTGGCGAGCTGGATGGCGTTTTGGTAGAAGAACATGTTGCGGACCGAGTTGTTGTCCACGGTGACGGCTGTCGCCGACGCCGGGATGGCCTGGCGCAGACCGGGCTCTTGTATCTCGATCGTGCCCGGCGCCGCGATGCCCGTCTTGACCACGTACTTGTTCGTGTCGCCCGCGAAGGTGACCACGTCGCCGGCCACGATGGTGCCAGAGCCGGTGATGAGCGGAATCGAGACGGTCCCGATGGCGAAGCCTGCCGCGGTCGTGGTGTACGCTGTGCCAGTGCCTTTTGTGTGGGTCTTGACCTGAGCGCTGTCGCCAATTCCGAAGTTCTCGACGCGTTGGACGATGCCTTCACGCAGAAGAAGATCGGTGCCGGCCTCGTTCACCTTGAACAGGGAGCTCTGCTTGCCGCGCAGGTTCGCCATCGCAGCGGTGCCGAGCACCATGCGACGCCCGACGCGAGGCGCGCCGTTGTCGTCCAGGATCTTGTGGGGCTGAGCGAAGTCCGACAGGTCCGCAGCGGTGCCGAACGGCGCAGCGCCGGCGGTGCCGAAGGCGCGAGATGCAGCGATATACAGAGCAGCGAGGTCGGTTTCGATCTCGTTGCACGCGGCCCTGAAGGCCTGCGCGAACTGCTGCGCCTGGACGTTTCCGAGCATGCCCGAGGATCGAACAGCGCGCTGCTCCTCACCCGTCCAGCGGACCGGCCAGTAGCGAGACTTGCTGATGGTCATCGTGGTGTTGCCGAACGTCTGGTCGCCATCGCTGGGGGGCGTCGGCCCCGGCGTCACGTCGCCACCCGTGATGGGCGGTACGATCGGAATGTTGACCGTCTGGTTCAATGCGACGCGCTCGACCCCGGAGTTGCGGCCCACCGCGGGGATGAGGCCAACGAGCTCGCGCGAGACTTGGTCGAGTGCTTCGAAGAGGGTCGGAATGAGGTTGGTGATCGTGTTGATGCCGAGGATGAGCCCACGACGTACACCCCAATTCCAGATGTGCGCGTTGGCGATTTCCCCGAGGGCCTTGACGTGGAGCGAGAATCGTTGCCCCAACGTCAGCTGGTGCTTGATGCAGTGATACATGTTCTGCACGGCAGCTCCTCTGAGTCGGTGGATGAAGTTTTGCCCACCGTCCCAGTGGACCTAGCTGGTTGCAGCCATCGCAGCTGCCCTTCGTGCTCAGCGTGTAGGCATCGCGCCCACCTCGCCTTACCAGACCTTTGAGGTCGGGCAGGCGTCCCACCTGCCCTTCCTCCTCAGTCCCAACCTAACTCCTTTCGGAGCCAATTCCCTACAGGAAGTTCTCGTTATACGCCTGAAAGTTCCCTATGTAAAAGCTCGACTGGTTAGCTCAATCGACGACTTTGTATCCCTCCTTCATGCGGACGTTGCGCTCCTCGAGGGGCATCGACTCGAAACGTGATCGAGTGAGGGTCTTCGCGCCGCCCGCGTTGTTGCGATTGCCAGACGCGCCGCCACCCGACGCGTTCGCTGGGAACCAGTGGGGGGCTTTGTCTTTCATCTCCTCGATCCACTCGCCAGGAGAGAATGGGTTCTTGCCGTCCTTGCCCATCACCACGCGCTCCTCGTAGTCCTCGTCGTCGGGGTCACCTTTTCCTTCGAACTGGACGGCGTTGCCTTCATCGTCGACTTGGAAGACGTCGCGCGCCCGTCGGATCACGTCGTCAAAAGCGCTCTCATGAACGCCGGCCTTCGCGGCTGCACTGATGACATGCGAATCGAGGACGCGGTCCATGAAGGTACTCGCGACCTCAAGGCCTCCTTCGACCTGCTCGCGCAGCTGAGCGATCTCATTCGCGTGGGCCTCGCGTTCCTTCTGCATGCGCTTCTCGACCAGCTTGTCGATGCCAGCCGGCCCCTGCTTCAGGAGCTCAGCGTCCTCCTCGTCCTCGAAGTGGGACATAAACTTTCGGAACTGCTCCGGGTCCACGCCCTTGAACTGCTCCTTGAGCTGCTTCATCTGGCGCTCGACTCCCTTGCGCGCAGTGCGCTCCTGCTCGAGGGCGGCCTTCGCGGCCTTGCCGTCATCGTCGTGCTCGGGCAGCTCGACGTCAAGACGGAACTTCCCCTTCTCGCCTTCGACGTAGAGTTTCTTCTGGTCGTCGGGCAGCTTATCGTGAGCGGCCTTGTCCACCTCCAGAGGAATTACCGTGTGGATCGCTCCCACCCGAGCCGCCAGACGCATCATCGGGATGTACAAAACCTCCCCCACCGCCCCCACCGCCGCCGCCACCGATCGGGACAGAAAGGATTTGGTCAGGGTAGGAGTAGTGGGGTCGAGCTTGGTCTGAATCGCGGTTGATTCCATGAGTCATCTCTCCTTTGCGGTAGTAGATACCTTCGACATCGAGTTCAGCGATGTCACCAGTGATTTCAAGGTCAGCAAGCATCGTGACCTTGATTTGAGTGAGCCGATTCTTCTTCGCATCGATCGGCTCGATCTCGATGCGCGTGATTCCAGGAATGAGGCGACCATCCTCGTTGAGGAGCTTGGTCCCGTGGACTGTCCCGTCGCTGATGAGTTTCACCTTACGCATTTGTTCATCCCCCACCACTTGACCACGTCCATGAAACGGATCTCAGGGACGTTCTCCTCGATCCGGTTCTTCTCGTTGGTCGTCGCCACAGCGCCGGCTCGGATTGTAGCCCAGTAGATCAGAGGATCTGGCAGTCGGCGCGCCAGCCAGTGCCAGAAGTTCTCCCAACTGAACGTCAATGACAACCAGATGGTCAA